GTCCTAGTGCAGTAAGAAGAGAAACAATTGTATTAAATAGATCGATAAGAGATTCAACTGCACCAAGCACTTCATCTCCAACTTGTCGTGCAAGATATACCAGAGATTTCGCAAGATCCATTACCGCAAATAAGACATCACGAACTGGGATACCAAGTTCCCGAATGGTAGCATTAAAGAAGTTGATGGCGCGAGGCAGCGCATCAAGGAAATAATTCAACAAGCGTTGAAGTGCGTCACCGGCAGTTTCAAATGCCTCTGTGCTCGGGTCGAACAGAAACAGGTTGTTCATTGCCGTTGCAAGCTCGTCGAAATCAACATTAATGTCTCGCCAGAACGCAACGAATTCATCACGGAACTGTGCAATTGCTTGTGCTGTTCTATTGATGAAGTTCGCTAGAGACTCAAGTGTGTTAATGAACAGTTGAACATTGTCAGATGTGATAAGTGGATCAAACGCATCGATGAACATGTCGCGCAGCGGTGTAATAACCTTTTGCATCGCTTCACCCATGTTTGTAACATCTGCAAATTCTTCTTGTATCTGTTGTAAGAATCCAATGCCACCGGCTGTTATGAGAGCGGTAAATGCAGATGTCGCTGTAACAAGAGCCGCGGTCAGACCACCGATGATGCTGATCAATGAACCAATCGATGTCAGAAGAAGTGGAACCTGTAATGTTAAATTGCGTAGTGAAATAGTAAACGAACCGAAATTAACAGATAGCCCACCAAGTTCAGCATTTGTAGCCTTTGCCATTGCTTCAAATAATCCAAGCTTTGCAGTTGCTTGTAGTGCCTGATCACCGACATTATCAATACTCTTACCAAGTCCGCGAGCAACAGCGGTCGCAACGAGATTTGCTCGTGTGTTATCTCGTATTTGACGTTCAAATTGTTTTGCAACAATAGTAGATTGCGCTAGCTCATGCTGTCCGCGATTAACTGCTTTATTAAGTGTTGAAAATGCACCAGCAGTTTTAGCAACAAACTTATCTAAGTTGCCTTTACCGCTGAGTGTTACAATAACGTTTGCTATAGACATTATATATTGTTAACTGATGACATTCCGCTACCTTCTTGCCGCATTTTCTTCCGTTGTTCTTTCGCATGGAACAGAAACGCAAGCTGCACTTCAGTCAGTTCATCTGCAAATGCAGTGCGTCGTTTTGTGTATTGCTGTCCACGGTCATCAAACAACTGTTCTTTTATACTAAATGGGTGGCCGTGTTCAATGGCATAGAACAGTTCTTGCCCTAACCGAGTCCGTGAAAATCCTTGACTGCACCATCTTCTTCGATAGACATATCCATAATCTCGCTACCAAGAGCGAATAGTACTTCAAAATTCAGCGAATCAATAATATCGTTCATTTGTGGTGGTGCAAGTTCTGGATGAGACAACGAATCCTTGCAAAGATCTTCAAATGCCGAAATGGTCTCTTCGTTGATCGATCCCATTGTAAGATCGGCATCAGCAAGGTCTTCTTCTGGGTTATCTCCATCATACTCTGCTGCCACTTCAAACATCTCGTTTGGAAGACGTTCGATAACAGATGCCAGACGCCGCTTATTGACAGGCGACATCTGCACACCATCAAGTGTAGCGCCACTGGAGTGCTCCAGTGAAATTGTCTTTGTTTGCGATACTCCCTGCGTTACTCGCTCGTAAAAGTCGATTGCTGTTTCTTCGTTCATGATAATAAGTATTACTCTCAATAATGTAGCGAGAGTAGTACAGTCATTGATTCACCGATACTGTATGGTTACTTCACAGAGATGAAGTAAAAGAGAACTGGACGAACCAATATTCTCGGTGTTGAACGAGTAGATGACTAGCTACCCGTATAAATATTTACGTAACGACTAGCTCTTCTGCTGTAAAGTCGTACGTGACCGACGTTCGGTCATCTGCTGGGAAGTCCTTTGATCGCGAACCGATGATAACACCCTTGAAGGTGTATGTCGATTCAGAGTCTCGGAACACCAGCTGGTCGAGACGGCGAACAACACTAGAACGGGGCTCAGCCTGTTCAGTGAATATCGCGTCACGAAGCTCTTGATTTGAACCGCTGTGTTCGAATGAGCCAGAGTACTCGATGCCAGTCTGCACGATCTTCATCGTCAAAGATGTGTTAAACTGCACATTCGATGTCTGTGGCTCCTCGGAGTATGACCCACTCGTGATCGGGAACGGAGTAGGGTTACCACCGACAAACAATTCCACATCATTACCGATTTCTTGTTGATTTACCATATTATATCACCTATGTGTTGATTGTAAGCGAAACGTCAACACGCTTGACAATTCCGTATGGAGTAATACCAAGGTCGATGTTGACCTCATCAGTATTTGTGGAATCTTCGTACACATCGACGAAGAAGTTCTGTCCTCCGCCCTCGTTTCCTCGAATGAGTCGATCATTCGCAAGAGACTGCAGTTCGACCTCGATGGTCCGCTGCGCGGAATCTCGTGTCTGTTCATCATTAATCCGACCGATGGTTTCGTCACCGACTGCCTTAGCGATAAGGATAGTGCGGTCAACGATACGCCGTCGCCAGAAATCACGCTGCCAATCTGTCTCGCTCGAAGACGAAAGATTGCCCTTGACGCGGATCGAACCAGCCTGCCGAAGCGGGATGGTTTGTTCAGCTCGCATAGCGTTTGCTTCTGTTCGCGTCAACTTCTGCACCAGGTTCGCCGTCCCTGCATCCACAATATCGTTGTAGATAGGCTCAGAGATTGCCGAACCACCAAACAGTCCAGCAAGTGCGCCAAGGATGTAGGTACCATCATCAAGGCGTGCTGGAGCCGCGAGAAAGATTGAATCGTTATCCACGCCGTCAGTGTATGACGCCGCATTGAACTCTGCATATGTTGTACCGGTGCTGTTAGGTTGCGCACCTGCCAGACCGAGAACAAGCTGATACTCATCTCGAAGAGAATCAATCTTTGTAGCAAGAGTTGAAACAACGCTCTCTGCATCCGTCAACGGGACGTAAAGCGCAGTCTCACCTTCTTGAACAACTTCATCGGCGGCATCAAATGCCGACGACCAGTCAAGATAGTTGTAAAAGAAGTCATAATCCGACGCACTATCTGCGGTCCACTTTCCGTTCAGCGGATTGATAGCAATCGTATCTGCCGTTGCTGGAGCTGTGGGTGTTTCTTCATACACAAACTCCACGTCCATGACTGTGGAGTCAGTTGCATCATACACTGCATAGAAGTCCGATTCCTCAACAATCGGATAATCGTTCAGTGTGCCAGTTGAAGACGATGAAACCGTCTCTGTTGGCGTGTCGTTCTCTGGATCAATGTTTCCGCCAGCACCACTTTCTGTCGCTGCAACTCCATACAGGAAGTTAATGTTAGCGCCATTTGTAAGTGCACTCCGCATCGCAAGTGCAAGGTCCGATCCAGAACCAAACAATGTATCTGCTTCAGTTCGGGCAGCGATTTGGCGAGGATCATTTGCTGATGCCGAATTGCCCCCAGAAAGGTCTGCTCGACCAAACAGGACAATCTTGTCTTCGGCACCAACTCCGACGGCTGTAATACCACCACCAGCGGTCTCTACTTGTACACCGGGGAAGTTACCGTATGTTGCCATTAGTTAATCACCATAATTTTGTTAGTTATATTATTACTACTCGACATAGCCTCACACAAAAACCATAACATACAGTTATTGATAATCTGCAGTCGCTGTTATTGCGAAGTCTTTGATGTACTCTTCTGTGGTTTCATACGTTTCATATGTCCACACAAGCACATCCTGTTGCCAACGACGCATCGTCGGCGTAGTAGTCATGTCGTCTGTCCTACTACCTGTATCGAGAATAAATCTCCATACATCTGTGTCTAATTCATTTGCGAATCCAGCTGAATCAAAGCGGTATAATGACCGTCTCACTGTATCAGCTAAATAATCGATGTGTTCGTTACTATCTGACCGTCGGTCAACGGTAACAACATCGATTTGAACACGCAATTGATATTCTGATCTGAAAAAACGACCAATGTCGTTTCCGGATCCATCTTGTTTAGTGCCACTAACATCTGTATTAAATATCTCAAAGTTTGTGGCGGTAACGGCTTGTATTTGTATCACAGGAAGTGTAATATTTCCATCGATACCATCGCCGTCTCCTTCTCTCAAAATATATGATACGGAATCAGGTATATTTGAATCGGCTTCTAGTTCGTCTCGTATCAACACGAGAATGTCGTGAGGAGATGCCATATTATCTTACACCAAAACCCCGCAATACAGTTGAAATATACTCTTCAATGTCTTCTGCGACGTGATTTTCCGGTATATTTGAACCGGTCATCTTGTCAACAGACGTTCGTATAAACGCATATGGACGAACGCCGTCGACTTGTTTCACGTAAATAAATTCTCCGTCTTCATTTTTGAAACGAAGGTATTCGCCAGATTTCGGTGTGATAACACCGGTTCCATATTCTAGAGCCGCTACACGACGCCACACGGTTTTTGTTGGTGATACGTCAAACACACCATTACCTTTTACGCTTATATTCCATGCTGCGCGCGTCGATATTTTAGGCCCAGGGCCGTCATCCGGACCTGAACCGATCAATCCTTCTTGAAGAATTGTTTGTGTTAATATCGATATATATTTTTCTTCTAGCAACGACTTTAAACTTGTATTTAATGCCCCGTCGGTATCCATGCTATGGAATGCATCTGTTACGCTCTTTAAATTTTTACTTTTTATAGAGCCAGGCATCAGACAGTCCAAATATTACCTTCGCTTGGATCTTCTGTTGAGTACACAAACGGGGCGTTCGATTCGCCCTCTCCGTCTAGATCGCTTTGTTCTAAAATACCGCTATCGATAATCTTATCTACGATCTTGTCGTATTCATCACAAAACGACTGTGCATATTCAACCTTTGTGTCGCCGCCGTCTCCAAGATCTCCAAGTGTTATATCATTGGGATCTTCTGCGCCCTTTGCCAACTGACACGTTGCCAATTGTTT